ATCAAAATCGATTATTAACTGTTGTCCTCCAAATCCATCCATTGCTAATATTTTTTTATCTTGAAGTCCAACAATATCAAAATGAAATTGACCACCATAACTATGGGAATATTGAGATGCGGACTCTGTATTGGTACTTTGTTTATTTTTATCAACTCTATTTTCATATATTGTCTTTAAGTATTTACCTACGCAAGTATCATTATTCCAATGGTTCATAACCATTAGACCAATTCTTAAATAGTCATCTCTTTGAGAGTAAAATGAATATCTGCCATATTCGCCTTTTCTGTTACCATCTTTTATTCTTAATGTCTTATGAAAATAAACTTTGTTTTTAACTTTTGCGTCTTCAGCAAATATTTTGTGTAATAACTTTTCCCAATCATCGCCTGTTTTGTAAATTACATAGTTCATAATTAGATTAGTCACAACAGCACTATAATTATAATTCACACCAGGTTCTTCACCAGGTTTATCTTTAAAATATTTTTTCATAACTTTTTTAAGAGGAATAGTATTAGGGTTCTTGCCATCACTATTCATGCCACTATCTATACCACCCCACATTTCCCCAAGGTATAACTGGTCACCTGCCGTCATATTAAGCAAGTTTATAAATTTTTGATTTTCATAGAGAGTATCAGCAACAGTTGGGTAATCTATTCTATCAAATACTGTATGATTAATATAACCTTCACATAAAGCATAACCTGTAACAACAGATACTAAACTTTTGCCTATTGAATGAGATGGATAATATTTGCCATATTTACTCTTTGTTTTTTGATCAATTTTAATTTTACCATCTTCATAAAGTAAATAACTAACTAAATTAGTAGTCTTTTTATTTTTTAGTTGTTCTGCAACTTTTTTAGAAAGATCATTATCTTGTAAATCAAAATCAAATTTATGATAGTTTTCAGATTTATCAATTTTATATTTGTGATGTTTATTAAATGAGTATCGTTCATTAGCGTGATCAGCAAAAACAACACCAATAGATAATAAAAATGTAAATAACAGATAGTATATAAAAAGTTTTTTCATTATATTCCGTATTCGTTTAATCTAAAATCTACCACAGGCATAAAGTCGTAGGCATATTCATAATCAGGTAATGCACCTGACATTTTAACTAACGTATCATTTGGTTTCTTTTTATCAAAAAACTTTTGTAAAACAGTTTTAAGATTTTCAGCCATCACGTTATGAATATTTTTATTAAATTTACAAAACAATGATCCACAAACTACATTGACATCTGTGGCACCAACTTTTTTTGCAACGTTAATAATTTCGTTTCTTAATTGTTCATTTGTCATAATGTTCTCCTTTGTTAGTTTATTTTAAATATAAAGGTCCTGTCCATTGTATTGGATAGTTACCTGTTAATACATTTCCTCTTGGTGAGTTTAAAGCAGGTGCATTAAAACCAGCGGCTTTCAATATATCACCTTTTTTAAAATGTTTAAAATCTTCTTTTACAATAAAACAAAATACGCCGTTTTCTTGTACAATCTTAATGTACTTTTTACCAGGTCTTATAGATGTTTTAGAATCCCAATTATCAACTTGTTCTTTAGAATAACCAGTAAGTTCTTTGCCACCCATTGTTGACCATTTTACATAATCAGATTTGGCACCAGCCATTAGATTTGTAATTCCTTCATCAAGTGTTTTTGCAGTTTGTGTTACCATAGTCATAGTGTTATATGTCCTTTTTAGTTTTCATTATTTGTATTACTTGAAATAAAGATTTTGTTTTAAGTAATTTGTTTCCATAAGCAAGTCTTTTTTCAAGTTTCTTAATTGCAGTTTTTAATTGTTTATTATTCATTATGCAGCCTCCAACATAGTCATTGGTACTCTATAAGTTGTAATATTACATTGTACTAAACATTTCGATTGCATAATCTTTTTAATTACACCAGGTGTTTTTTTAGTCTTTTGTACAATGTTAACTTTTTGTCCAACAACCATAGAATTTTTAACTTTGTCTTTTATAACATTGTTAATCATATTTTTCATACTATTTAAATCTTTAATAGTCATTGTACTCATCATTTCATTAAATTTAGTTATATTCATAATGTTTTCTCCTATTTGTTTTGTAATGCGATTGATATTAAACCAGTTACTATTCCTGTTAAGGCCATCATGGCACCTATCATAAAGTTGTTTTCTTCTACAGCACCAGCACATCCGATCATACTGAATAGAAAAATAACAAACATAACTGCCGATGTATGTTCTTTTATTTTTTTCATAGTTTCTTCTTTGTATCTTAACTGATTATAAGCCTCAATTTGATTAAGTGCATTTTTTTGTAGTGTCATAGTGTTTCCTTTTATTATTTTACTTTTATTATACCAGTTTCTTCGTATGCCTTATAGTCGTTAATGATTTTATTAATAGCATTTTTCATATTAATGTCAATCATCTTTAAAAGAGTGTTATCAACTTCAATAACTTCTTTTACGTTTTTGTTTATCTTACTGATTTGTCTATATGCAATGTTTCTAACAATTGCCATATTCATATTTGTGTTTTTGTTTTTCATATACTACTAATATACCGTATTTTTATGTAAAAATCAACAAAAAAATGGAATAATTGTCCGATTCTTCCGTAGCTAGTCGGTATTCTGGCACATAAAGAACAAAAGAAGAACAAAAACCGTTATAAATAGTAGAAATTAACTAAAAATTGAGGAAATTATGGCAAAAATGCGTGAATTTCTGTTCTGGAACGAATCAGGACAAGAAGAAAAGAAAGAAAATACAAGTTTTAAGAAGGCTGTTAAGTCAGTCCAAGAGAATTTTAAGAATCAACTGATTGGATTTGAATATATTAGTAAAAAAGGCAAAAAAATCGTATCTTCAATACAATTACCACTTGGTAGAAAGAAAAAAATAGGTAGATAATGGCAAAATTAAGTAAAACCTTCGTTGCAAGGGAAAAAAACTATAAAAAATCATCATTAGGTAAGAAAAAACGAAGTGTTAAGTTTTCATCAATGAATAAATCTAAAAAACGTAGTTGGAAAGCGTATAACGGGCAAGGAAAAGGTTAATATGGCCGTAAGAGAGGGAGATAAACTTACAACTGGTCATGGATGTGACGCAATTACAAGTTTAGCAATATCTTTAGTTAGAACAGTTAAGGCAAACGGTATTGTAGGTGCTGTTTTAGGTACTCCAACAGTAGTTCATTTAGTTCCACCTGATATTCCGCCTTGTCAAACTCACTCATCAACGTTGAAACAAGGATCGTTAAATGTATTAATAGGTGGTATACCTTGGGGACGTATAGGTGATAGTGCTGACGCAGGTGCAATGATTTCAGGATCCTTAAACGTTTTAGTAAACGGCAGATAATTCATATAAATATTGATATGGCCTTTTCAAACTATGACGCAACAACAACAAATAAAAGTAAAAGATCAAATCGAATCTATAGTGATTTAAATTTGAGTTTTACTAAAAATCCTGCTACAAAGGATGTTGCAAAATTATTTGATGTACAGGCAATTAAAAGAGCTGTTAAAAATATAATTTTAACAAATAAGTATGAAAGACCTTTTAATTCTGACTTTGGATGTAACCTAAGAGGATTCTTATTTGAAAATATAACTGAACCATTATTAGTTATCATTAAAGATAGAGTTGCTATGGCAATTGAAAAATATGAACCAAGAGTTTCAGTAGAGGATGTTGTCGTTCAAAATGATGAAGAAAATAATGGATTAAATATTATGGTTTCATTCTTAATTAACGGCACAGAAGCACCAGTTTCAGTATCAACATTTTTACAAAGAGTAAGATAATATGAGTTCACACAGACTAGACATATCAGAATTAGATTTTGAAAATATAAAAGGTTCACTTAAAAGATTTTTATCCAATCAAAACGAATTTAAAGATTACGACTTCGAAGGAAGTTCATTAGCAATTTTATTAGACTTACTTGCTTATAATACACACTATTTGGCTTACAATGCTAACTTTGTTGCCAATGAAATGTTTTTAGATACAGCACAGTTAAGATCAAGTGTTGCATCGTTGGCTAAATTAGTTGGATATACTCCAAACTCTGCTAGAGCACCAATCGCTGATTTAAAATTAGTAATCAATGATGGTACAGGATCAATAATTACAATTCCAGCAGGTACAAAATTTACATCATCAATAGATGATCTTACGTATTCATTCGTTACAGTTGCTGATAAAACAGT